ATATGCGCCAGCCTCCGGCATGAAGCCGACCGGCAGCGGCGGCCCCGTGGCTAACCTGACGGTCTCGCCCAAGGGACTGCACCTCATCAAGTCCTTCGAGGGGTTCCGCGGTAAGCCCTACCTGTGCCCGGCAGGGGTGTGGACGATTGGGTACGGGACGACCAGTGGCGTCACCGAGCACACGCCGCCGATCACCGAGGCGCAGGCGTCGGCCCTGCTGTCGGTGGACGTGGCGAAGTTCGCCGCGGGCGTGGCCGACTCGCTGACGCGGGCGCCGACGCAGGGCCAGTTCGACGCGATGGTGAGCCTCGCGTACAACATCGGGCTCGGCGCGTTCCGGCGCAGCCGGGTGCTCAAGTGGTTCAACCTCGGCGACGACGACGAGGCCGCGGCGGCGTTCCGCGCGTGGCAGACGGCCAACGGGCAAGTCCTGGCTGGGCTGGTGCGTCGGCGTGAGGCCGAAATCCGGCTGTTCAAGGGGGTCGCGTGACCGCGCAGGCGTGGATTGCTCTCGTGGCGTTGATCGCCACCCCGCTGGTGTTCATGGCGCGGCTCCTCATGGGGCTCGCGGACGGGCAGGCCGAGATCAAGCGGGCGCTCCTCGGTGACCCCTACGGCCACGATGGGCTCGTGAAGGACGTGGCGAGCATGAAGCAGAGCCAGACGCGGATGGAAAGCCGCGTCGACGAGATCGAGCACCGACTCGAAACGATCGAGGGATTGCGATGACGACCCCGAGTGTGGAGGGCGGCTGGGAACTCGGCCTGCCCAAGCTGCAGTTCATCAACCCGGCGACTGGGGAAGTCGTGAAGGAAATCCAGGTCACCCCCGACATGGTGCATTACGGCGCGCCCCCCGAGGACGCGCCCCGCACCGAGGAGCAATAAATGGCAAGCGGCATCCCCACGGCGGCCAAGGCGTCGTTCCTCGCCGGCGAAATGCTGGCGGCGCACACGTACAAGGCGGCGCTGTTCACGTCGAGCTGGTCCGAGGCGACCTCGGCCTACTCGACCACCAACGAGTGCCCCGGCACGGGCAACTACACGCAGGGCGGCGTGACGATCACGGGCTGGACGGTGAGCACGTCGGGCACGAAGGGCATCATCGACGCGGCCGATGTGCAGTGGGCCAACCTGACGGCGGCGTTCAAGTACGTCGTGGTCTACAACGACACGCACGCGAGCGACCGCATCGCCGCGTACTTCGACGTCGGCGCGCAGAGCGTCACGGCGACCACGGTAAACATCGTGTGGCCGACCGCGAACGACTCCAGCGCGATGATCCGGTTTGCCTAGGGTTTTGAATCTGCAGTTCGCACGCGGGCGGGTGACGTTGTCGCCCGCCGGCGTGCAGGGCGCGGGGGAACTGGCGACAGTCTCCCCCACGCTCGGTGGGTTCACGCCCACGGGCGTTGAGGGCACGGCCGAGTTGAGCGTACCCACGCTCACCACCGGTAGCGCCGTGGCGACCGCGAACCCGCTGGCGCTGCCGGTGGCAGTGAGCACGCAGACGCAGCCCTCGGTGGGCACCTACACGGCGCTCACGTACTACAACGCGGCCGATGTGGCGCAGGGCACGAACCCGCGCAACATGCCGGTCGGCACGTACTACCTCGACCCGACGAGCGGGCTCAAGGTGTGGCGGTTGACGAGTGCCACGCAGCCGCAACCTGCGACGGCCTACCTGAACGGCCCCGATTACGCCGAGGGTGGTCTCCGGGTCGGACGCCCGACCGGCACGGTGTATCCACTGCTCATCAATGCGTGGAATGGCGGCACGCCGGGATGGCATGTGGACACGTTCGACATCGCAACGGGGGCGGTCACCAAGCGATGCACGGCCCCTGGGGCTGGCGGCGGGGCGGGTGAGGGCACGAAAGGGTTCTCCTACACAACCCCGAACGTGCTCTACGTGACAGACGGTGCGTTCCTTCGCAAGTACGACGTCAGTGGGGCCACGGCGGTTGAGATCGTGAGTGCGCCTTTCCCGAAAAACCTGTCGGCCTACCTGCATGGGCAGTCGGCGTTCTACTGGTTCTCGAGTTCGTTGGATGACCGCTGGTTCTGTCTGATGGCGGGCAGCGGTGGCCCGTGGGTGGTGGGATTCGACGCGCAGACCGATACGGTCTACGAGAAGCAGGTGACGGGCATTGACGAGCCTAAGATGGACAAGGGCGGGCGTTACGTCTGGTGCCAGGGCTCGACGCCGTACACGCTCGACTTCGTGACCGGGAGCCTGCGTACGATCAGCGGCTCGGCGCCCGCCTACCGGGGTCATGCGGGCGTCGGCGTCGGCTATGCGTTCAGTAACCCGAATGACGGACGGGCTGAGTGGGCGCTCGACCTCCGCACCGAGACGCCGTCGTGGACGTATCCGGGCACGGCGTTCAACCTCGACAATATGTACGCCCACGGCGGCTGGGTGGATCAGCCTGCGGGCTACAGCACCGCGCAGTGGACGGCCATCGCGTATCAGACGGGCGGGAGCAGCGAGCCGAGCCCCGTGCTGTATCGCTACGGCGCTATCGGCATTCGCAAGTTGGATGGCACCGACAATCGGTTCCTCTGCCATGCCATGAACGCGGGCAATATCAATACGACGGCCGAATACTACGGCAATACGATCTGGCCGAACTTCGCCCCCGATGGGCGATTTGTGATGTTCAAGTCCAACGGGTTCCAGTCCGCGACTATCGGCTACGCTTTCGCCGCCATTCTTCCCACGAGCTAGCCTATGGCAACCATTGTCCGCTACGTTAACACGGCCTCGTCGGGTGGCGACGGCACGACGAACGCCACCTCGGGCGGCACGGCCGCCTACGCCAGCCTGTCGGCCGCCGAGGCGGCGCTGCGCCAGGATCTGACGAGCGTCACCTGCGACGTATCCTACGACTCGAACGACACCGACATCGCGCTCGACATCCGCTGCACCGGCACGACGGCCGACACGGCGGCGGCGGTCTCGTTCGCGAATGCGTCATGGGTGACCAACGCCACGCACCGCATCGGCGTGCGGCTCAACCCGAGCGACAGCGCGCCCGGCGCCAAGTGGGACACTGCGAAATACCGGCTCTCGATCACGCCCTCTTATGGGGCGGGCGTGCTGGCCGTTGGCGCGGCCCGGCACATCGCCCTGAAGGATTTGCAGGTCGAGGCGAACGGGAACGCGGACAACAGCCGCATCGCGCTATTCCTCGGAAATTTCGCCTTCGACGTGAAGGTGATCGGCGGGTTCTACCGAACCACTGGCACTGTCACGACGACGTGGGATGGTACCGACGCCATCCAGTGCACCTCGACCACGACGTTTGCACTCAAGATGCGGAACGTCACCGCCGTGACGGCTGACGGTCGCCCGCTGTACTTCGTGAACTACGCCACCGCCGCGAATCTCCTGTGGGCCTACAACTGCACATGGGTCAACCGGGGCGGCACGGCGCGGAGTGTCTTCAGCTTCGTCAACCTTGACAGTCCCGCCTCGATTCGCGTCAAGAACCTGCTGATCCAGGGCACGGGCACCACGAACTACGTCGCGGGCGTCAGCCCGGCCGAGGCGCTGACGATCCTGACGCAGGACACGACCGCACCGGGCACCGGGCTTGACAGCAAGACGATCACGTTCACCGACGCGAGCAACTGGGACTACCGGCTCGCCTCGGGCGACACCGATGCCATCGGCGCGGCGACCGACCTGACCAGCGACACCTATTGGCCGTTCGCGACCGACGCCAAGGGCACGTCGCGCCCGGCGGCGGCGTGGGACATCGGCGCGGATGAGTACGGCAGTAGCCAGTCCAACGCGCCCCGTGCACTCTACCATTACCGGCGCCTCGCGGCGCTCTAAGGAGCAGGACCGATGCGAATCCTCAAGCAGTCCACCGCCGCGACGCTCGTACTGGGGCCGTTCGTGGATGCCACCGATGGCGTCACCGCCGAGACCGGGCTCACGATCAGCCAGTCCGACGTGCGGCTCTCGAAGAACGCGGGCACGTTCGCGCAGAAGGGGGACGCGACGAGCTGCACGCACATGGAGAACGGCTACTACTCGTGCCCGCTCTCAACGGCCGATACCGGCACGGCGGGCATCCTGACGGTGGCCGTGGCCGAGTCGGGTGCGCTGCCGGTGGTGGTCGAGTACACCGTCGTCGCGGCCGACGTCTACGACGCGCTCGTGAGCGACACCGGCGGCGGCATCCTGGCCGACGCGGCCGCCTCGATCGGCGCCCGGTCGCTGGGCTCGGCGTACAGCAACTACACCTACGACGACGCGCTCAAGGTCACGCTGGCCGTGCTCGCTGGCAAGGCGAGCGGCATGGGCACGTCGACCGCCGTGTTCCGCAACATCGCGGACAACGCCGACGTCATCACGGCGACGGTGGACGCGAACGGCAACCGTACCGCCGTCACCCGCAACCCCTAACCGGGGCTAGACGATGGCGGTCCTGTTCGACGCATTTTCCGAAAGCCACACCGGCACCTCGGGGAGTGCGTCGCAGGCGTCGTTCAGTTGGACCCACACCCCGGTCGGGACACCGGCTGGGGTGCTGGTGTTCGTCGCGACCAACGCCAACTCGGCGCTGATCACGTCGGTCACCTACGGCGGCGTCGCCATGACCGCCGTGTCGGGTGGCGAGGCGATCGACACCGGCGGCGAGCCGGGCCGGATGACGGCGTACTTCCTCGCCACCGGCATCCCGACCGGGGCGCGGACGGTCACGGTCACCCGCACGAACAACACCACGGTGATGTACGCCGTGGCGATCACCGTCACGGCCGACAGCACGCCCGAGGTCTACGAGGCGGGCATCGTCCTGCTGGAGAACGACGGCACGCTGGCCGTGCAGGCGGTCGATGACGGCTCGCCCGGCACGAATAGCCTGCGGTTCGCCGCCATCAACTCTGGACTGTCCAGCGTCCCGGCGGCGGGCACCGGCAGCACCGTGCTCGGGGGGGTCGACTTCGGTGCCCGCGTGGTGCAGGTGGTGCGGGAGACGACGGGCGGCGAAGGGAGCCGAGACGTCGGGTTCTCGAGCGCCACGTCGGACGACCGGGCCGCCGTGCATCTCGCGGTGCGCGAAGCCCCCGCCCCGCCGGCGTCGTCCTGGTACTTCGGCCAGAGGTTCTTTGGGGCGGCGTTCTTCGCGGCGACATACTTCGCCAACGGTGGCGGCGGCGGCGTCGGCAGTTACGTCGATCTCACGCCGGTGGGCGTGGAGGCGACGGCCGAAGCGGGCGAGGTCTCGGTCAACCCGATCCCCTCGACGTACTTCCCACCCTCGTACTATCCCGGCCGGTACTACGCCCGGCGGTACTTCGGCGGCGAGACCGAGTCGGTCAACTTCACGATCACGGGCGTGGAAGGCACGGCCGAGTTGGGGCCGCCGTCGCTCAACCTGCCGACGACCGAGGGCGGGTACTTCTCGACGGTGTACTTCGGCAACGAGTTCTTCGCGCCGCGGTACTTCAGCCAGATCGCGGGCGAGACGATCCTCATCGTCTACCCGGACGGCGTGGAAGGGCTGTTCGAGGTCAACGACATCTCGTACGGCGACTTCATCGAGGACGCAACCGGACTCGAAGGACTGGGCGAGTTGGGCACGCCGATGCCGACGCCCGACCTCGCGGCCACGGGTGTCGAGGGCGCGGCCGAATGGGGCGCGAGCCCACTGCAACTGGCGCCCGACATCGTGGGGCTCGAGGCGCAGGCGCAGCAGGGATTCCTCACGCTTGACTTCTCCAGTCTCGTGTCGCTCACGATCACCGGCCTTGAGGCGACGGGTGAAGTCGGCACCACCGAGCGCCTCGCGGACATGGTGCCGGGCGGTGTCGAGTCGCTGGGTGAGGTGGGGCAGGGCATCCTCGTGGCCGTGGTGCCGATGCCGAGCGTGGAAGGCACGGCCGAAGTCGGGACGTCCGACGTCGCGGTCGCGCTGGCGCCCACGGGCCTCGAAGGCACGGCGCAGGTGCAGGGGCCGAACGTGGACGCGGTGAACACGTCGCAGACGTTCTCCCCGACCGGCGTCGAAGATGCCGCCGAGGTGGGCGAGGCCGCGCTCACACTGGACGAGCTGCCCACGGGCGTCGAGGGCACCAGCGAGCTTGGCACGCCGACGCTCACCTACGGCACCGTGTCCACGATTGTCACGCCGCGCACCTGGCTCCTCGTGCGGCCCCCGAGTTTCCCGACCATCGCGAGGCTACGGTCATGACCGAGTTCTGGATCAAGCAGTTTGACACGCTCCCGGCACTCGAGCTGGACCTCCTGCGCGGGGACGGGGTGCCGCAGAACCTCACCGGCTGCACCGCCCGGTTCCTCATGCGGCTCCGCGGCCAGAACGACGCGACGGTGAACGCCGCGGCGACCATCGTGGACGCGGTGAACGGCATCGTGCGGTACGACTGGGTCGCGGGCGACACCGATACCGCCGGCGTCTACAAGGGCGAGGTGGAGGTCACGACAGCCGGCAGTCAGCGGGTGACGTTCCCGAGCAACGGGTACATCACCATCCGCGTCCTCGACGACATCGCCAACGCGGCATGAACCGGGACGATCGGGCCGTCCTCTGCGTCGCGGCGCTGCTCCTGAGCGCCATCGCGGCGATGGTGTGGCCGGTGGCGTGTCACGGCCAGGCGCCTCCTGGGCGCGTCCGCGTGGACACGGTGCATGTACTCCCAAGCGGGTACTTGGGGATCACGCAATGCGCGCCCGATGGACGGGTGGTGTCGTGGCTCCGGGCCGACTTGGACGGCACGCGCCGCGCCGAGGTCGAGGCGCACGAGGCGGTCCACCGCGCGCAGGCGGCTCGGTATCCTACCTGTGAGGCGTACCAGGCGGCCTACCGGAGCAGTTTGGCGCGGCAGGTGGAGTTCGAGGCCGAAGCCTACTGCGCGGGGATGACGGCGTGGGTCGCCAACGGGATGTCGCCCGATCTCGCCAGAGGTCATGTGATGACGCATTTAGCCATGCTCTACATGGGCGCGTCGGTGACCGACGTGGCCCGGTACGTCACCCGCTGGTGCCCATGACGCGCAACATGATGGCCCTCGTGCTGGTGATTCTCGGAATGATGGTCGGCGTGCTCCTCTGGGGCGCCCACCAGGCGCGGCGGTCCACCGAACTGGCGGGCGAGCTGCGCGTGCTGCGGCGCGAGGTGGCCCTGTCGGCGCGGGCGATGGACAGCCTCAGGAAGCAGGCGGGGCGGCGCGACACGGTGTTCCGCACGAAGTGGGTGCCCACGTGGGACAGCGTGCGGGTGCAGGACACGGTGATGCGGGGCGACACGGTGTACGTCCCGCGGGACGTGGCTGACTCGACCATCGGCGCCTGTACGCTGGCGCTCACCAGTTGCCAGCGGCTCGGGATCGCGCAGGACAGCGTGATCGCCAAGCAGGCGGCGCTCATCACCGTGCTCGAACGGAAGCCCGGCCCGTGCAAGGTGCTCGGGGCGCGGTGCGAAATCCTGACTCTCATAGGGGGCGTCCTCCTTGGCGCCACGGTGGCGAAATGAAGACCTGGGCCGTCATTCTTGCATTGGTCGTCGCCGCGTGTGCGATGGCCGAGACCTATGGCCCCGACGCGCTGGACGCGCGGGCCAAGCCCGACCCGATCGTGATCGACACCGTCCTGCCGGCGGTGGCCGAGATCACGGTGGGCCAGCCGCTGCAACTGTGCTGGTTCGGCGGGTTCAAGTCGGGCCGGTACGCCATGCGGACACAGGACGCGCCACGCTGCGACGCCGCCTACCGGGCCGCGTTCGACTCCACCCAACGGGCCGTGTCGAAGCAGGAACAGCAGGCCGCCAACGCCGCCGAGATCACCTGGTCGGCCGTCTTGGATCAAGTGACATGACGGTCTACGAGCAGGTGGTCGCCGAGGCGGCCGCTGCTCGGGCCGCCCACGGGGGCAATCCCCGCTGGTGGGAAGCATCGGACCCCTTGGCGCCCGCCCGGCGCCAATTGGCGTATCACCGCGACATCCTGAAGCGCCGCGCCTGCAAGTGTGAGAAGTGCCACTTGGCGCGGCTCGCCCTCTCCCCGAGAACCCCGTGAAGAAACCCGCGTGGTCCCGCGCCGAAGACGACCTGTTGCGCCAGCTCGTGGACGAGCACGGGACGCAGTGGCAACCCGTGTATCATGCGTTCAACGAGGCCGCGCTCGGCCCCCACCGCACGATCGACACGCTCCGGGTGCGGTTCAACCGGCTCGTGCATACCGGCGAGGCGAGCGAACCGAAGCGCGGGCTCCGACCGGGCGCGGCCGCGTGGACGCCTGAGGAGGACGCCGCCCTGCTCGCCCACCTCGCGGCGGGACTCGAGGTGACGGTGATCGCCCGGCGCATGAAGCGATCCGCGCCGAGCATCGCCCATCGGATCGGTGCGCTCCGGGTCGCCCACCCGATCGCCGCGATCCGGGCCGGCTGGCAACCGGGCGAGGAGGACAGCCCGGCGGCAGCGTGGGACGCCGCCAAGCGGAAGACGGCCCGGTCCATCCAGAAGCACGCGCAGCAGCACGACGCCCACGCCACCATCCCGACCGACCGTCCGATCGCCATCGCCGTCATCAGCGACCAGCACATCCGCGAGAGCGGCCCGGTGGAACTGGAGCGCATGGAAGCCGACGCCAGGCTCGTGGCGACGACGGACGGGATGTACGCCATCCTCGGCGGTGACGGCGTGGACAACCACATCAAGCACCACAGCGCGATGGTGCACGGCGGCTCGAGCCCGTCGCAGGAGTGGATGCTGTACGAGCACTACCTCGGGATGTTCGACGGGAAGCTGCTCGCCATGATCTCCGGCAACCACGACGACTGGACGAGCGACATGGCGGGGCCGTCGTGGGTGAAGCGGCTCGCCGAGGACAAGCGGCTGTTCTTCGCGCATGACGAGGTGCGGCTCACGGTGGACGTGGGCGGCCACGAGTACCGCCTCCTCGTGCGCCACCAGTTCCGCATGGAGTCGGCGTTCAACCAGGGTCACGCGGTGCAAAGGTTGTGGGAAATGGGGAGCTGGCCGTTCGACATCGGCGTGCTGTGCCATAAGCACGTGCCCTACATCGGCACGTTCGTCAAGCACAACCTCGAGCGGTGGGCTGCCCGGCCGGGCAGCTACCAGTTCACCAGCGGCTACGCCCGGCGGTACGGGTTCGGGACCAGTGCCCCGACGTGCCCCACGTTCGTGCTGTGGCCCGCCCAGCGCCGCATCGTGGGGTTCCTCGACGTGCGGGAGGCCAGCGAGTACCTGACGCTGCTCCGGGGCCGGGCCGCGTGAAGCCGACGCCCCAGCGCGTGCGCGCCCGCGTGACGCATTGGGCCAAGCGGCTGGGGCTGTCCGACTGGACGGTCGTGGTGACGTTCGAGCGCGACGAGGAGTCGGGGAGCGAGGCGTTCTGTATTGCCGCCCCCGAGTACCGTCATGTGCGGGTCAATTTCGACGTGACGAAGTGGAAGGCGTCGGAAGACCTGGACGCGATGGTCTGCCACGAACTCCTGCACGCCGTGGTGTGGCCGCTCGCGAGCTGGGCCGAGACGCTGACGGGCGGCGACCCCGCGAAGCTCGAGGTGTGCCGACGGGAAGAGGAGGGGCTCGTCACCGCGCTCCAGCAAATCATCCGGCGACTCGACGGGTAGTGCCACTTCGCTACACGTATAGCCCTAAAACTGGACTATTGCGCGGCCCCGTATGGGGCCGTAATATGTTGGCGTACCCGAACACACGAGGAACCGTGACCGAATCCACGATGCGCCGCACGTCCGTTGCGCTAGAGCCAGAGCAGTTCGCGTGGCTCGTGGCGGATGCGCAGCGTCACGAGCGCACGGTGAGCCAGTCCATTCGGCGGCTCATCAACCAAGCCATCGAGGACGACCTGAAGGCTGACCTCGCGGCGTCGGTCGGCCGCGCGTGATGCCGGTGCGGCGCTGCGCGTTCTGCGGCGTGCCGCTGGACCTGTGGGGCGAGCCCGGCCCCATCTGCTTGGCCTGCGTGACCGCCCCGCAGGAAGACGGGCTGTACGGCCCGATGATCGAGCCGGAAGACACCGAGCCCCCGACCGGGCTCCCCATCGAGGAGGACTGAGCGATGAAGTGGCGACCGATCCGCAGGTGGTTCCGGTGGGCGCGCCGGCGGTGGGATGCGGCGACGGCCAAGCTGGTGGCCTATGAGCCACGTGAAGTGGCCGAGCTGACGAAGGCGAGCATCTACAGCACCGACAGCCAGGTCTTGCGGGAGCGCGTGGCGGTCTGGACGGGGTCGCCCGACCTCATCTGGGAACGGGTGTGGGGGCCGACGCCCCGGCTGGTGGTCGAGCGAGTGCTGCTGGACTCGCGGACGCCCGCGTGGCTCGACCGGGTGCGGGCCGCATGATCGCCGCCTTCCTCGCGTGGTGGCGCAAGTGGGACATCGACAAGAAGTGGCCGACCCCGGAAGCCGAGGGCGACCTCGCGAACGGCGGGAAGTGGCGGGTCTACAGTCTGGGCAGTTGGCAGTAGAAAGAAACCCCCGGCGGCAACCGGGGGGTGTGACAGTCCTTCAACGCGAGGGGAAATGTAGCATGAAATCAGAGCGCGTGACAAATCCCGCAGACTTCGTGGACAAGGGGGTTCGCGAGGCGGTGACAAGGGACACGATCATCGTAAGGGCCGTCCTAGTGGACGAGCCGCTAGCCCGCGTCCTGTTGGAGCGGAATACGACGAACCGGCCAGTGCGTGCTCGGTATGTGAGCATGTTGGCCGACGACATCAAGTCCCGCCGTTGGGTCACGACACCAGATGCAGTCGGGCTAGACCGCAACGGGATCGTCGTGAACGGCCAGCACCGGCTACTCGGCGTTCTGTCGAGCGGGGTCGCCGTGCCGATGCTTGTCGGGTTCGGGTTCGATCCGGCGGTCTACCCGCTGTGCGACACAGGCCAGACTCGCACCTTTGCCGACGTCCTCGCCCATGAGGGGACAGAGCACGCCAAGGTCGCTGCGTCCATTTCTGGCCGCGTCCATCTATATGCGTCCAAGGGAGCCCGCCGTCTGACGCGAGCGGAGCTGCAGGAATGGCACCAGTCCAATATGGATCAGTCGATTCTGCGGCGAGCGGCTGAGGCCGGTAAGGCGCTCGCTCGCAAGGACGGGCTCACGGCAAGTTTCGTCGGGACCGTCTTCTATCTGACGGTGTCCGCCGGGCATGACGACGAGGACGTCACACGTTGGCTTCGCCGCGTACAGGACAACGACGGCATCGACAAGAAGACCGGTGCATGGTGCCTGCGGTCGCTCCTTAACGACAGCCAGAAGCGGCGACTGATGAACGCCGGCACTGATGGTGTTGTCCGAGGGATGGCGCTTTGCGTAAAGGCGTTCAACGCCGACTACGCTGGGCAGCAGATGAGTGTGCTCAAGTTCCTCCCGACGGAAGAACTGCCGCCGGTCGAGCCGGCGCTTTCTATGGCCGTCGCATGAAGTGCCTGAAATGCGGGCAAGAGGAGCGGCTCACCGACGACGGCCTGTGCCGCCCGTGCGATGAGGCCGAAGCCGAATCAATGTGGAACGCCATCCGCCGCCAGTCGCCCCCGGCGCCCGGGCCGACCGACGTGCAGGAGCGGATCGCCAACTACGTCGAGACCCGGCTCACCCAGCTGACCACCGACCAGGCGGCGCTGGCGACGTTCATCGACAAGCTGAACAGCACGGGCACCGGCGACGGTGGCCGCTGCGGCGGGTGCCAGAAGTGGCGGAAGATCGTGGCCGTGGGCCTGTGCCGCGACTGCAATGATGAACTCGACGCCACCGACTATTCCTACGAGGAGCCCTACTGATGGCCGACAAGATCACGGTGCGCCTGAACGGCGAGACCCAGTTCCAGCCGCACCCCGAGGGCCAGTTCGAGGCCCGCTGCGTAGACGTCATCGACTTGGGGCTCCGCTGGAAGCAGTTCAAGGGCAACCCCGGCAAGGCCAAGCCCACGGTGGCCCTCGTCTTCGCCACTGGCGAGCGCAACGAGGCGGGGGCGCTGCACGACGTGTCCGAGGAGTTCACGGTGAGCGTCCACCAGGACGCCAACCTCCGCAAGTTCCTTGAGGCGTGGCGCGGCAAGAAGTATGAGGACAAGCAACTGCAGCAGGACGGGGTGCCGCTGGACAAACTGGAAGGCCAGTCGATCTACCTGAGCATCGCGCACAAGGTCAGCGCAGCCGGCCGCACGTTCGCGTACATCTCGACGGCCATGCCGCTCCCCAAGGGCATGGCGGCCCCCGACGTCACCGGCTGGCAGCGGCCTGCGTTCTGGGCCGAGCGGAAGAAGGCGTATGCCACCGAGGTGGCGCAGCACTTGGGCGCCCCGGCGACCGACGACCCGTATCCCGACTTCGAGCAGGTGCCGCCGGGGATGGACGATGAGACCGACCTTCCGTTCTGACGTGGCGCGCCTCCGGCGCGCGCTCGCCACGGTGCCGGGGCTGACGTCCAGCCCCGTGTGCCCGTGGTGCGGGCAGGAGGTGGCGCCCGCGGACTACGACCGCCACCTCGGCACCTGCAAGGGGGAGACGTGAGCGACTACCTCGCATTTCTCGAGGATCGGGCGCAGGTCGGAGGCGACCACGGATTTGACCCGGTATTCATGCCAGACGCGCTGTTCGACTTCCAGCGTGACCTCGTGACATGGGCCACGCGTAAGGGACGCGCCGCCATATTCGCCGACTGCGGACTTGGCAAGACGCCGATGCAGTTGGCGTGGGCAGAGAACGTCGCGCGCCACACGGGCGGGCGCGTGCTCATCGTGACGCCGCTCGCCGTGACGTACCAGACCGCCGAAGAGGCGGAGAAGTTCGGCATTGGGATCACGCGGTCCTCCGATGGGACGCCACACCGCATCACGATCACGAACTACCAACGGCTGCATCACTTCTCCCCGTCCGATTTCGTCGGGATGGTATGCGACGAATCCAGTATACTCAAGTCGTTCGACGGCGCACTGAGGCAGGAGATCACCGACTTCATGCGGAAGATGCGGTATCGCCTGCTGGCGACCGCGACCGCCGCGCCCAACGACTACATCGAACTCGGCACATCGTCTGAGGCGCTGGGCTACCTCGGGCACGTCGACATGCTCAACCGCTTCTTCAAGAACGACCTAAACAATTCGGCGCAGGGCCGGATGCGTGGCGAGGTCATCAAGTGGCGGTTCAAGGGGCACGCCGAGGTGCCGTTCTGGCGTTGGGTCTGCTCGTGGGCACGGGCGGCACGCCGGCCCTCCGACCTAGGATACGATGACGCCCGGTTCACGCTGCCGCCCCTCGTGGAGCACGAGCACCTCATCACGGCGAACACGCTGCCGGACGGGATGCTATTCGCTCTCCCGGCGGTCGGACTGTACGAGCAGCGCGAGGAGCGGCGCCGCACCGTCACCGAGCGGTGCGAGGCCGTGGCCTCGCTGGTGAATGCGACGGGCGAGCCGGCGCTTGTCTGGTGCCACATGAACGAGGAGGGTGACCGGCTCGCGGAGATGATTCCCGATGCGGTGCAAGTCGCCGGGCGCGACACTGACGACGCGAAGGAATCGCGTCTGACGGACTTCGCGCATGGTCGCGTGCGGGTGCTTATCACGAAACCGAAGATTGGCGCATGGGGGCTCAACCTCCAGCACTGCGCGCATGTGACCTACTTCCCTTCCCATTCCTTCGAGCAGTACTACCAGGCGGTGCGGCGGTGCTGGCGGTTCGGCCAGCGTCGGCCCGTGCGCGTGGACATCATCACGACCGAAGGCGAGCGCGGCGTCCTGCGGAACCTGCAACGGAAGTCGGATCAGGCCGACCGCATGTTCTCCGCGCTTGTGAACGAAATGCAGCGGGCGCTTGGCATCAGCCGCGCCCCTAATGCCACCACGACGACGGAGATTCCGGCATGGCTGTCTACGAGCAGGTGATCGGGCCGACGTACGCCATCTATCGCGGCGACTGCGTGGAGGTCATGCAGGACTTGCCGGATGCGGCCGTGCATCTGTCCATCTACTCCCCGCCCTTCGGCGGACTGTACCACTACAGCAGCGACGACCGAGACCTGTCGAACAGCGGCGACTACGAGGACTTCTTTCGGCACTACGCTTTCGTGGTGCGCGAGATCAGCCGCGTCACCATGCCCGGCCGCATGACCTGCGTGCACTGCCAGGACATACCAACGGGCAACAGCGGCGGCGATGCGCTGACCGACTTCCCCGGCGACATCATCCGACTCCACGAGCGCGAGGGGTGGAAGTATGTCGCTCGGTACGCGGTGTGGAAGGAGCCCCTTGCCGTTCGCAACCGGACGATGCGGAAAGACCTCGCCCATAAGACTGTCGTGGACGACTCCTCCCGATGCACGGTCGCCGGGGCGGACTACCTGCTGGTGTTTCGCCGCCGCGGGACCAATCCCGTCCCAATCGCCCATCCCGTCGGGCTGACCGAGTACGCCGGCGAGCGACTGCCGCCGGCCGATATCCTCAAGTACCGGGGATGGACGGGGAACCAGATCGAGAACCGCTACTCGCACTGGATATGGCGGCAGTATGCCAGCGCATTTTGGGACGACGTGCGGATGAATCGCGTGCTGCCGTTCAAGCATGGCCGGGATGTGGACGACGAGAAGCATGTGCATCCGCTGCAGCTGGACGTCATAGACCGATGCCTGACCCTCTGGTCGAACCCTGGCGAAACGGTGCTCACGCCGTTCATGGGAGTGGGGAGCGAGGTCTACTCCGCGGTGCAGTTGGGCCGTCGCGGGCTCGGTATCGAGCTCAAGTCGAGCTACTTCCGGCAGGCCGTGCGGAACCTCGGTGCCGCGGTGGCCCCAATCACCGGGGATCAGATCATGGCGGACCTCACCGTATGACCGACGACCAGACGTACTACGAACTGGACTTGGTGGACGACGGCCCAGCGGAAGTGGCGGCGCCGCCGGTCGAGGACGAACTCGCCGAGCTCACGCGCAAGCGCAAAGGCGAGTGGTCGGCGCGTGGGCTGACGGCCGACGAGCGCGCCCGGTATAACCAGTGGTCCGCACGTCGCCGGGCGCGTCAACGGGCGCAGCGGGAGCGGGGCGTGTTCGAGATGCATCAGACGTGGATGGCCTAATGCTCCTCGACCTGCTCATCATCACGGCCGTCCTGCTCGCCGGCGGCCTCATGCTCGTCCTCTGGTGGGTGTCACTGGACGACGGGAGCGACTCATGGTGAAGCGCGCCCGACGACAGTGGTCGCCCGACGACCTCGAGAAGAGCCATCAGCGGCGCGGGGTCATGCTGCTGCGCCAGCTCGGGTGGCGCACCTGGACCCTCAACCAGCAGCGGGCCAGCAACGTGGCGCCGGGCGTGCCCGACGTCTACGCGCTGCACCCCCGCCACGGCGCACTGTGGTGGGAAGCCAAGGGCCGCACGGGGCACAAGCAGTCGAAGCATCAGGTCGAGTTCCAGGCGGCGTGCACCGAGTGCCGTGTGGTCTACGTCTGCGGCACCATCGACGACCTGAAGGCGCACCTCGGCATCCCGATCATGGAGACGGCCGCATGAAGTCGCCCCGTGTCACCTGCCCCACCGCGCCGTGCGCGTTCTGCGGCGCGCGGACGCCGGGCACCATGCGCGTCGGCGGCAAGGACGTGCCCGTCTGCTCCCGCGGCGCGTGCCTGTCGGCCGGGGCGGCCAAGGTGGCGGGGCGATGAGGGTCGGGAGCCTCTTCGCTGGTATCGGCGGGTTTGACCTCGCGGCCCGCTGGATGGGCTGGGGGACCGCGTGGGTCAGCGAGATCGACCCGTTCGCGTGCGCAGTGCTCGCGCACCACTTCCCCGACGCGCCCAACCTGGGCGACATCACCCGTATCGACTGGAGCACCGTTGAGCGACCCGACCTCCTCTGCGGCGGATTTCCCTGTCAGGATATCTCGAATGCTGGCGCGCGTGCCGGGATTGACGGTGAGCATAGCGGCCTGTGGCGCGAGTACGCCCGAGCCATTCGCAACCTACGACCCCGCTACGTCGTCGTGGAGAACGTCGCAGCACTGCTTGCTCGAGGGATTGAGCGTGTTCTCGGCGATCTGGCCGCGCTCGGGTACGATGCAGCGTGGCACTGCATCCCGGCTTCCGCCGTTGGTGCCCCTCACCGACGCGACCGCATCTGGATCATCGCCTGTAGGGCCGAACTCAGAGGGAATGTGGCCGACGCCCGCATCGTCGGAGACTGGCGCGCTGCGCCCTGCGCGAATCGCGCAGGGCGGGATGCCGCTGACCTTCGCGGTGCGGCTGTGGCCGACGCCCGACGCATCGGCGCACAAGTACAGGATCGGCGGCGACACGCAGCAGTCCAAGAGCCTCGCGGCGATTGCTCGCCGCGAGGCATTGGCGACCGACCACCCGACTGGGCAATTGAATCCGACGTGGGTCGAGTGGCTGATGGGGTTCCCGCTCGGGTGGACCGACTTGCCGGGCTGGGCAACGCCATCGTCCCGCAAGTCGCGTTCGCGATCTTCCAAGCTATCGCCGCCTACGAGCACGCCCTAACCACTGGCGACGCGGAGGCCGAATGCGACGCGGCGTAGACGACAACCAGCTCGACCCCCGCCTGCGCCAGCGCGAGATGACCGCCGCGACGTTTGACGGGCTGCCGCTGTTCCGGCCTGAGCCGCCGCCCATCGTGCCGGCCGCTAGGAAGACAGACCCGGTCACCAGCCACGACGCCGCCGCGTCCATGCTCGAGGCCGCCGGCCTGCAGCGGCGCATCCTCGTCAACCTGCTCCGCGCCCACGGGCCGATGACCGCCGACGAGCTGGACACCCTGGCGGATTGGCGGCCGACGACGGCGGGCCGGCGGCTGGCCGAGTGCGAGCGGCTCGGCGTCGTGCAGCGCACCGGGGCCACCCGGCCCACCCGGTCGGGACGGGCCGCGGAAGTGTGGGCGGCCGTATGACCGACTTGGCGAGGTGGTCGCCAGTGGTTAACTTGGGGGTGCGCGGTGAGGTCAGAGCCACGGCGCACGAGGATGATGTCAAAGCCCCGCGCTCGCCGGTTGTGGCCCTGCTGATAGAGGGACCACGCTCTGACCCGGAGAGACGGGGCTTTTCATGTGCAGGTACTCCCGCATGACATGGCTCCGCATCAAGAATTGGGAGCGCCATCAACACTACAAGGACCGGCGCCCACCGTGGATCAAACTGCATCAGTCGCTGCTAGACGACTACGAGTTCTCGCGCTTGCAGGACGCTAGCAAGGCGCATCTGATGCTCATTTGGCTCCTCGCCAGCCGTGAAGATGGGCGGGTGCGGAACGACGCCACATGGATCGGGCAGCGCATCTGTGCCACATCACCTGTCGATGTGCAAGCGCTTGTGGAGAGCGGGCTTCTGGTGTTGGAACACGACACTAGCGGTGCGCTAGCGACACGCGAGCAAGTTGCGCCTAGAGGGAGAGGAGAGACAGAGGCAGAGACAGAACCCTCCGCCGCCGGCGAGCCGTTCGCTGACCTGTTGGCTCGGGTTGCCAACCCGCAGGCATTCGTCGGCGAGCGGAATGCCATGCTCGGTGGGATGCCCGGGCATATCGCTGCCAGCCCAGAGCAGGTAGACCGTGCCGCCGCCGACCTCCTCGCCAACACCGCCCCAGGCCAGCCGATCGGGATGGCCGCGTTCCGCAAGTTCGTGGAACGCGAGCTCGCGGACGGCAACCGCAAGACGTTCCGCAAGGTGTCCGGTGGCATGACCATCGCCTTCGACCCGGAGAAAGCGTACTGATGCATTCCAACGTCGCGACCCCGGAGGACATGCGGGTCTGGCTCGGCCAGCTCGCGGATACCCTGTCGGTGAGCACCCTGCCCGACGCTCGGCTTGAGCGGATGGCCCAGGTGTGGGCCAACAAGATGGCGTACACGCACCGGGAAACCGTCCGGGCCGCCTTCCGGGTGCTCGAGGACGACTACGAGGGCCGCGGGATGCCCGACGTCCGCGACTTGAAGAAGGCCGCCGACGTCGTGCGGTCACGCAAGCGGCACGAGTACAAGGCGCCGCTGTCGGACCCAGACCGCTGTCCGGTCTGCGGTGCGGCCTACCGCTATGCCGGGTTCCAGATGCCGGACAGCGTCGTGGCCCGTCTGCGGTGTGACTGTCCCCAACCTTCCGCGCGCTGGGTTGCCACGATGGACCCGTGGCCCGAGCGCACGGACGCGCCTACGACCGACTGGGAAGGCAAGCTCGCCGTCCTGCGCGGCGCGCCGCGCGGTGGCCGGCCGGTGACGATCGCCGCCATCGAGCCCGGCGATGCATGGGAGGGCGCATGACCGCGCCCCCCGTCCCCGACCTCCGCGTGGTCGCCATCTACCGGCACTGCAAGTCGCTCCCCCGCACCGCCCGGCTCGCCGGTCGTTCGGTGCCCGACACGCTCGCCGTGCTGCGCGAGGCGGGCTACTGCCGGCCCCGTGGCCCGCGGAAGCGGCCGGTGACGCGCCAAGTGCTCGCCCTCTTGGCGCAGGGGCTGACGCGTCATGAGGTGCAGCGGCAGCTGGGCCTGACGTGCCAGCACATCAGCGTGATCATGCGCCGCAAGCGCGACGTGATCGCTCAACTCGACCAGGAGGGCGCATGAGCCAACTCTGCACCTATTGCGGCTCGGACACGTCGGTCTGCGGGGAGCGGCTGTGCCGGACGCTCGCTGATCCCAATTGGTCGCGGGACGCGAACGCGGCACTCCGTACCGAGATCGCCGCCCTCCGCGCCGAGGTCGTGGCACTACAGGCGTTGGAGATGAACCACGATGGAGCCGTCGTGCGACTTCGCGCCGAGAACGAGCGGCTGCGGGTGCTGCTCGAACACGCGCATCACTGCATCCGCGACGCCGGATGTGAGGTGTGCGGCCGAGTGACGACTGCCCTGCGGGGCAAGGAGGGGACGTGAGCTACGAGCGGCAGGAGGAGGCGCAGCGGGAGCGCGACAAACTCGCCGCCAGCTTGGCCGTCATGAAGATTTGGCGCGACCGATGGAAGCGTCAGGCGAGCAATCTGAATGACGCTCTGGACGACTCGGAAGCCCGATGCGCTGCCCTTGCTTCCGAGATCGCCGCCGTCCGCGCCGACGAGCGGGAGCGGTGCGCGCAGGTGGCGGATGCACACGAAACTGAGTGGCGCGCACTGGACGACAAGGGCAAGGTCGTCGCGTGCAAACTTATCGGCGCCGCCCTCCGCGCCCGGGGGACGCCATGACCGACTGGTGCGGCGAGGACGCCGAGGCGTGGCGCGACACACTGCCTCCCTACGAGCCCGACTCTACGAATCCACGGTTAGGGTCAGCGGAGTGGGAGGTCTACGTGGCTGGGTGCAAATGGGCCGACGACTGGTTCGCGCCGCGCCCGCGCTGGGTGAGCGACCGATGACCTGGCGCGTGGACGAACACGACGGGGTCTGGCGCGTGATCGACGCCGGAGGGCACGGACTCACGATGCCCGACGAACAGGCGGCCCACCTCGTTGCCGCGTTCTACAACGACCTCCTCACCCGCGGGTATGCGCTCGAGTGGACGCGCTCACTCCTCACCGCCTCATGGGTGCCCGCATGAACGTCGCCCTCGTCGTGCGCCCCGGCACGCTGGGTGAGACCGGCGCCGCCCAGGTCGCGCAGTTCACCGCCGACTGGCTCAACGCCAACGGGCACTGCGCCGGGTTGAGTGGCGACGACAGTCACGACGGGCAGGGCTACGAGCTGAAGATCCTCGAGTCCTACGTGCCACCTGACCTCTACCTCGACCCGCACTATCGCCGGGTCTACCGCCTGCACTGCGAGGTGCCCTTCCTCGCCGAAACCGGCGACGAGGTGGCCCGGCTCGCCGACCTGTTGACCCACGGCGTCGAGCTGGCCGCCAACAGCCGCCGGATGCTCGACGCACTGCGCGTCATGTTCCCCGCCCACGCGGACAAGCTGCACTTGCTGCCCAACCTGTACCCGGTGCCGCTCACCGCCCCGCCACGCCGCCCGGTCGATGGCGACGAACTCTGGGTGGGGGCCTTCGGCGCCATGCGCCCCATGAAGAACCACCTGCAGTCGGCCCTGCTCGCCCTGCACGCCGCGCGTGCCACGGGCAAGCGGCTCGCGTTCCACGTCAACCGGCCGTCGTTCGGTGACGCCCGCGCCGCGCCGATCCTGGCGAACCTCAAGGCGCTGTTCGACGCCAACCGGCCGCACGAGTTGTACGTCCACCCGTGGCTGCCGCGCCCGCAGTTCCAGACGCTCCTGCGCGCCATGCACGTCATGATGGTGCATAGCCTGTCCGAGACGTTCAGCGTGGTCGCCGCTGACGCCGTGAGCCAAGGTGTCCCGCTGATCGCCAGTGGCGAAGTGCCGTTCACCGACCTCGCCAGCCTGCAGACGCTGATGGCCGCGCACGAGCAGGCGTGGCGGGAGTTTCTCAAGGGGGGCGCATGAAAAAGACGTGGAAGTTGAGCGAGCATGACAAGCACTTGATTCGCAATAGGGCCGTCATGGGACACAGGCGAGCGGCAATCGCCGCTGATTTGCGTGTCTCAGCCACTGCCGTTGGCTATGTGATCAAACAGTCCGTGTCCGAAGGAATCCTCGTGATGAAGTCTTGCCCCTGTTGTGGCGCGGTTTCTCTTGATTACGGCCCGCATCACGCATACGGTGGAAAGTACGCCTCGTGAAGTCCCCCACCATCGCCAGCCTGCAGACGCTGATGGCCGCGCACGAGCAGGCGTGGCGGGAGTTCCTCGAGTGAGCACCGGACGGAGCGGTACGCTGCAGGCGATCATCGACGCCGAGGTGGCGAAGGCGGTTGAGGCGGCGCGCGAGGAGGAACGGGAGAAGTGCGCTCGGATGTGCGACTCGTTGGCATTCAACGAGCGTGACTACAAGAACCAAGCTGGGATCATCCTCCGCCGGGGAGCCGAAATGTGCGCGCAGATGATCCGCCGAGGCAGGCTGGTGAGCCGCGAGTTCTACTACAAGGCCAACGGGAAGCCGCGCAAGCGGACGGTGTGGGAATGACCGCCCCCACCATCGGCGTCCTCACGCCCGTGGGCCGCGACATGCCGCGCCACTTCCTCGAGCGCGCCTGCGCCAGCGTCGCTCGGCAGTCCTACCCCAACGTCCTGCACTTCGTCCGCGAGGACACCGACGCCGAGGGCATACCCGTCCTGCTCAACCGGATGCTCGCCCAATACGAGGCCGACATCGACGCCTGGTTCTGCATGGGCGCCGACGACACCATGTCCGAGGACTGCCTCGCCGCCCACGTCGAGGCGTGGCTCGCCCACGGCCGCAAGCCCCACATGGTCTACGGCCGCATCCTCGGCGTGGACGAAGCGGGCCAGCCCCTCCTCGGCTGCGTCCCGTTCCGCCACCGCTACGATCGCGCCGAACTCCTCGCCGGGAAGCCCCAACTCCCCAGCGCCGCCCTGCACGACATTCGCCTTTGGCACCTCGTCGGCGGCTACGACGAGCAGCTCGTACACGGCCGCGAAGACTGGGCCTGGTTCGTCAAGGCGGCGCGACTGTTGCCCGACTTCTGGCCGCTCGGGATCGACCACCTCGGCTACTTCCACACCAAACGGGCGGGGTCGCTGACCAGCAACCTGAAACACTACCAGGACGAGTTCTTGGCTGGACTCAGGCGCGCCCAAGGTGCCGTGTGACATTGCCCCCACGCAAGGAATCGCGTAGAATGCAAGAGGCAGACAACCAGAGTGCCCCTCGCGGCCCCACCGACACATCGTCGGGCGGGGCCGCGTCCGTAAGT